TTAGTTCCTTTTAGTTATAATGGTATTACAATTCGTATGATGTTATTTACTGCAATTAAGCAGATGATGTGCTAGATCTGAGTGCATTTTTAATAATATGGATTATTAAAGTTGGGGTCATCCATTCCGTCTACACCTGTTACTTCTGGAATGTAATGTTTCAACATGTTCTCTACACCCATCTTGAGTGTTACTGTGCTACTTGCACAACCAGAACATGATCCTTGTAGTAAAACACTTACACGGCCTGTTGACTGATCAAAGTCTTCAAATTTAATAAAGCCTCCGTGCTGTTCTACTGCTGGCTGAACCTGATTATCAATAAGGGTATTGATTCTTTTTACTATTTCGTCGTATTCTTCTTTATTCATGTCATTATTTATAAAATTTATTGGCAGGCGAACAAGGAATCGAACCTCAATCTACGGTTTTGGAGACCGGCGTGTTACCACTACACCATTCACCCTTTGTCAATAAAGGTGCAACTTTTCTGTTGCCAGGTAAGTTGCCAACCCCGTCACCTAGTAACTAGGCAGCAAGAGCAAAGTTTTCGTTTGCGTCTATAGTTTTGCTTGATTTACGGTCATCGCCTACCGGTAACTCCACGTTCTCTAATACACTCGTCGATCCTAGTTCGCCCCCATCATAAGAACATTACCAACTATTAGAATAATGTGCTTATGGTGGAGGCGTCGGGTACTGCCCCCGAGTCCGATATGTCGTTGATTGGCTTCAACGTTACAGTTATATTTATACTACCATATTATTGGTTTGTCAACCGTTTTTTGAAAATTATTTTCTACCCATGTGTTTGGGTCCGGCATCTCTTGATACCCAATCTAAAAGTTTAAACCAACGTTTACTGATACGGGTCAACATCTAAGTACTTGCCCCATTCGCTGTAGTAATGGCGCATACCAACTTCATCATGTATAGTTCCATTCTCGTGTCTACCATGTAGTATGCGTCTTGCTTCTGTACCTTCACGCATGGTTGTACCTTGTCCTGCTACACCAATTAGGTCTTCGTGTAGATTACGTCCAAAAGGTCCCCATATGCTGTTGTGATGTTTGATACGTGTAAGTCTTTCTTCTTTAGTATCTTTGCGTAGGCCGTAACCTCTAAACTCTATAAGAACTTGATTACAACTTAATGGCGTTACACTATCCGAACGGTAAGCACTGCCTCGTAGGTTAAAGTTAAATCCAGGAAATAGGTCAACCATATACCATTGGTTAGGAGGCAAGTTAGGAAAACTAAGTTCTCCTCTATCTTCAAAGCCTTCGTACTCTTCATAGTTAACAGTGAACGAACTTACATTAACATGTCCGTTATCAAAAGGTATGTTCTTACGTGCAAAGTATTCGTCATTGAATCCACTTACTCTATTGAAGTAGTGCATGAAATCATGATAGAATTCACTGTTTGTATCATGCCACAGTTTATAGTTTGTATCTATAATTGCTTTGTGGTAATGAAATACTTCCATCTCTTCTGTGTCAATAGCATCAGCGATACAATCAAATGCACCTGCTGTCCATTCTTCTACACTCTGTGTAGGATTAGGATTAAGTGTTACCCATACCATACCACCATGCTTTACTTCACAATGTAGTTGTGGTTCAACTGTTACTATTGGTGCGGCAAGTGTGCCGCTTGGTTGATTAATTCCGTAGTTTCGATATGCTCGAACACTATCGCCTGTGTTGTACGCAATAACATTCACACCTGCTATCTGTGTTGTTCTAAAGTTACCAAGTTCATACATTTCACTTATATGACACATAGGTACCCATACCTTCTTAAAGATCTGTTCTTGCTCTTGTGCAAATATTTTTGGATTGTTGTAGGCTGTGCTACTAATTGATTCTACTACTGGTTTCTTTAACCAGTTAACGTGATTACGTGGTGGCATCTAGTTCTCCTTACGATGTATTTAAAATAATTTAACACGTAAAAAGATTATTGTCTAATAGACTGTAACTATGAACTAATAGTCAAAAAAATAGGCCCCGAAGGACCTATTTTCTAAAAATATTCTACTGAGGTTGAATATTAGATGCTTGTGGACCTTTTGGTCCTTCTGCCATTTCGTATGTTACTACTTGATTCTCTTGTAGAGTCTTGTAGCCTTCAGTTGAAATAGCTGAGAAATGAGCGAATACATCTTTTCCGCCGTCGTCTGGAGTAATGAATCCAAAACCTTTGTCTGCATTAAACCATTTTACTTTTCCTGTTGCCATTTTATTTCCTTAGTTATTATTATGCCGCCTGTCTTTCTACTTCTTTGTCTTTCACGACATGGGTAGCCGACTTCTTGCCTGTTTCTGGTCGGATTGGTTCCAACCATGAGTCCGCTATGTATGCTTTAGGTGAATCTCCAAACTGATTTTTCAATCCAGTTGCTTCAATCCACCAGTAATGATCTGTCACAGGACACATGCAAACAACACCTCTAAAATCAAAAGTATCGTTTTGCTTGTACTTTCCAATGTATTCTTTCACAAGAACAATCTTGCCAACATTTTCTGGTTGAACAGAATGAATGATTTTTGCTAGATCGCCTTGTTCACACTTCATATTACTTTAACCAAGCTACTCGCTTTCCTTCTTTAACACGTCGAGCGTGTTCCTCTTCTGAGCCAGGATATCTCCAAGCCCAAATTGCCACTAGCACCATTGCACCACCACTCCACATAATTGCTTTCAGATTCTCTGTAGCAAACCATGTAAAGATAATAGTTGATGCCATTACCAATATCATTAGGTATTTACCCTTGGTAGGGAAAACACGTTTTTTGTTCCAATTTGTAAGGAACTTACCAAACCACGGGTGGTTATATAACCACGCTTCCATTTTTGGAGAGCTCTTTGCAAATGCCCATGCAGCAATTACTAAAAAAATGCTGAATGGAATACCTGGAGTAATGATTCCAATGTAGGCTAAACCTACGCAAAGGAAACCAATACCCATGTACATATATCTTTTTATTTGATTCATTAATGTACCACCTTGTTATATTATATAGTATATTGTATTTTTTGTCAACTAGGATCTGACTGGTCGGAATATACCCGATATCCTTCCATTGGTTGCTTGCCAACCCCCTCTCCAACTGTGTGTGATTGATCCACCTGACGGGTTGTTGTTTGTTTGACTTGCTTTGTCACTTTGGTTGCCGCCTACGAAAGTATACACACCCGGCGACGGTGAAGTGTATATAAAGTTAACATGACTATAGTTCCAAACTACGATGTCACCTGGTTGTCCGTCTGATATCGGAACAGGAACACCACCATATACACTTGTTTTATCTCTAAAGTCGTATGCTCTAGCACTTTGCATATACTGATAGCCAGTTCTTTTTAGTACCCAATTACAAAATCCTGCACACCAAGGTGTTTGGTCAGTCTTCCAATATGATGTGTCTGGGAATCCTAGTTCTTTCCATATACCTATAATGTTTCCATTACTAGGATCAACAGTTTCGTCCCATTTATTTGCTGCTGCTTCGTCTAGTAGTTGTGTTAAGAAACCTGGTATACCATCTGCTGCTGCTGTTGAATTGGCAGCACTTGCATCAACTAGTGGTGTTGTTGTTCCAAGGTCATCAACTCCTGCTGCTGGAGCACCTTCATACTTTACTGGAACTTGATTCTCTGCAATAGTGCCGTTGGCTTGTCCACCGCCTGTTGCACCTACGTCTGGTGGATTTTCAATTGCTTCTTGTATAACTGCATTAATTGCTGCTGCCTGTGCTGGCGAAAGTATAATAGGTGGTACATATCCTTCGTTAGCCCAAACATTAGAAGAACCTGTTTCTGCGTTATTGGCTACCCAAGAATCATGTCCTCTTGTTGCATCGCCTTTGCGATGAACTTTGATGTTGTTCGCGAACACATTAGGAGATCCTGCGTCTGCTGGATCACCGCATTCAGTCTTATCATCTATTCTAACTGTTTTCTCGTTGTTGGTAAACACATTCGGCGAACCATCTACATACACTGTTTGATGAAAAGGGTTCGGTGTAGGACTTGAGTGTCCTTTGTGCTTGTCTACGTTTGTTCTTACTACTTCTGGCATACAGGTATTTACCTATACTACTGAAGAGCGATGCCGGTAGTCGTTTGAGTATATTGTTTGCTGATGTTTTCTTCTGTCTTAGCGACACAACTTACTGAACTTGCTTTAAGCAAGAACTTACCGTCTGGCGATACACTAAACATAAATGGTGCAAGTCCTAATCCTTTTTGCTGTGCAATAAGAACCATTGGCTTGTGCAATATATAATGTGTTTCGTTTTCTTCTTCTAAACGTCCTACAATTTCTTCGCCTGACGCAAGTTTAAAGGAGACATTTTCGCCTACCTTATATGGTGTTTCAATTAACATATTTTTATCCTAATGAGTGTCCAGTGCCGTTATAACCAGTATCTTCAACGTATTTGATTAATTCGTTGTATCCACCAATCTTTTCGCCACGAACAGTTATTTGTGGGAATGTACGTGCTGTCGGGAACTTTTCAAAGAGTTGTTCACGAGTAAAGTCTTCGTCTAATTGTTTGTAGACAAATTCAAATTTGTTTGATTCACAAAATTGTTTTGCTCTATCACAGAACGGACAAGCGGGTTTTCCGTATATTTCTATCATGTTTTATCCTACGTAAATAGTTTCTTTCTTCTTATTAATTACCTTTACCATGATAGCACCAGCGTTCTTCTTGGATATTGCAGCATTGATAGCCGTAGCTTCAGACCCGTATGAACCATATGTAGTCCATGCTTCTAGTGGGGAATGTCTTTTAAACTGCACTCTGAACATACTATTACTTATCTAAAGTTGGAAACCTTCGAAGGTCTTCTCATCAACATCTTGCTTAACGCCGCCAATAATATAACTTTCGATTTCAGTTTCTTGTGGTGCAACTTGTAGTCCTGAGCTAGATAGCCAGTGTTGTGTCCAAGGTAAAGGATTTGTTGTTAAAGGACGATCATAAATTGGTTCAAGTCCTAATGCTTTAAGTCTCTTGTTAGCAATAAACTCTACGTATGCATGTAACAAGTTTGCATTAAGTCCTACAATAGAACCTTTTTCAAACAAGTAATCTGCCCAACGCTTTTCTTCTTCAACACAAGTTTTCCACATCTCATATGATTCTTCTTTACACTCTTCTGCAATTTTAACAAAGTCTGGATCATCGTCTCCTTTTGCCCAATGCTTTAGAATGTGTGTAGATAAGTTTAAGTGTGTTGCTTCATCACGAGCAATAAGAGAAATAATCTTTGCAGACCCTTCCATTTTCTTTAGCTCGCCAAATGCAAATGTACATGCAAATGAAACATAAAAACGTAAACCTTCTAAGATATTTACTACCATCATTGCTTTGTACAATTGTTTCTTAACTTCGTATTCAGAACCTTTACCTTTGTGAAAGAAGTTTACTGCCATATCGTAAAACTTATCATACTCACGAGATACACTTTCTGCTCTTGCAATAATTTCTTTGTCATCTAAGATAGTATCAAAAACTTCTGCAGGATCTGCATAAACATTTTTTACAATGTGTGTATAAGAACGACTATGAATAGTTTCTTGAAAGTCCCAACATACAATACATGATTCTAATTCTGGATTAGAACAGTAAGGTAAAAAGTTTAAACAAGGTCCACGTCCTTGCACACTATCAAGAAGTGTTTGATATTTTAAGTTTGAAGTAAAGATGTGCTTCTGTGCATCTGTAAATTCTGCATAGTCGCCTCTATCTTTTTGTAAGGAAACTTCTTCAGGTCTCCAAAAATAACCAAGCATGGTCTGGTTAAGTTTGTCGTACTCCGGGTAACGGAATACGTCATAGCGTTGTGTATTTTGATCTTCACCAAAGAACATATACTGTTTTGTGAAGTCTACTTTATTACGATTAAAAACTGTTTTTGTCACTGTGTCTGTTTCCTCTAGATATTACACGCTTCGCATTCTTCACCTTCAAGTTCTTCTACAGGTTGTAGATCACCATTCATGTGCGAATGTCCATTCATTTCAACTTTTGGTTCTTCAACTTCATCGTCACCTTTGAAGTCGTATGTGTTTTGATAATAACTTGTTTTCCAACCTAACTTATAAGTTGTCAACATGTCCTTCATCATTACGCTCAATGGAACTTCATTGTTCTCAAATTGCGTAGGGTTATATGACCAATTACCACTAATGGATTGATCAAAGAACTTTTGCATTACTGCAACAACATTAATATAGCCATCGTTACTTGGCATGTCCCATAATAAAGTATAGAAGTTCTTTAATTGACTATACTGCGGAACAACCTGTTTAAGAGGCCCTTTCTTGGACTTCTTAACGGACAGGTATCCTCTAGGTGGCTCAATACCGTTTGTGGCATTCGACACAACGGAACTGCTCTCTGAAGGCATCTGTGCGGACAATGTGCTGTGCCGTAAACCGTACTTTTTGATGTCCTTGCGAAGATCAGTCCAATCATATTGTAGTTTTGTTTTTACAACTCCATCAATGTCTTTTTTGTATGTATCAATCGGTAAGATACCATCAGCATATTTAGTACGATCGAAGTATTCACAAGGTCCACGTTCTTGTGCAAGTTCATTACTTGCAGCCAGTAAGTAGTACTGGAATGCTTCTGTAAGTTCGTGTACAAGTTTCCATGCTTGTGGATCATCATACTTAACTTTATTCTTAGCAAGATAGTGTGCAAGTCCAATGTAACCAATACCTAAACTACGTCTTGCTTTTGTGCTAATTTCTGCTGCCTTAACAGGGTAACCTTGATAGTCAATAATTTCTTCTAATGCTCTAACAGCAAGATCACATAACGGCTCAAGTTCTTCTAGTTTGTTAATCAAACCTACATTAATTGCAGAAAGGATACATAACGCAATCTCACCATTGTCATCATCAATATGCTGAATAGGTTTAGTTGGAAGTGTAATCTCCTGACACAAGTTACTCATGTAAACTGGCTCTTTAAATGAACTGTGTGAGTTACTATGGTCAACATTCATAATATAGATACGTCCTGTTTCTGCACGTTCTTTTAGCATGTTACCAAACAACTCTTTTGCACTTACTGTTTTCTTTCTAATAGATGTTTTACGCTCTGCCTTTTCATAAAGGTCTTTGAATAAATCATTATCTCCTGAATAGAAAGCATCATATACTTCTGGTACTTCATGTGGCGAGAAAAGAGTAATGTCTTGACCGGCCAATAACCTTTCATAAAATAATTTGTTGATCTGGATTGAATAATCTAGTCTACGTACACGATTGTCTTCAGTACCTTTGTTATTTTTTAATACAAGGATGTCATCAATCTCATAATGCCATATAGGGAAATGGGTAGTTGCACTACCACCACGTACACCGTTTTGTGTACAACTTCTTACTGTTGATTCATATACTTTTAGAAATGGGATAACACCTGTGTGTGCTACTTCTCCGCCCCTGATCTTTGAATTAATCGCTCTCGTACGACCCGAGTTAATACCAATACCTGCTCGCTGAGCAATATAATAACCAATAGCGGTATTGCTACTAAAAATACTAGGCAAAGTATCGTCAACATCAACCAATACACAACTAGCAAACTGGCGGATTGGAGTACGAACTCCCGCCATGACTGGGGTTGGGATATTGATTTTAAAAAGGGAGGTCGCGTCATAATATTTCTTTACATAGCTCAGTCTTGTTTCTTTAGGATAGTTTGCAAACAACGTTGCCGCAATCATCATGTACATGAACTGCGGAGTTTCGTATATGTCGCCATTACTTCTATCCTGACACAAATACTTATCCACAACTTGACGAAGACCTGCATAAGTAAAATCTTCATTACGGTCATGCTTTAACCATGTGTTCATTTTCTTTAATTCTGTATCGGTATACTTTTCTTTAATAGCAGAGTCGTATACACCACGCTCAATATTTCTATCAATTATTGTAGAGAGAGAATCATGTTCATACTTTGTGTATACTTTTTTATGTAGTCCATACAACAACAACCTTGCTGCCGCATATTGATAGTTAGGATTTTCTAACGAAATAAGATCGTTTGCGCTCTTAATTAAAATTTCTTGGATTTCATCGGATGACATGCCGTCGTAAAACTGTAAGTCAGCGTTCATCTCGATCTGTGAACTACTAACGCCGGCAAGACCATCACATGCTTCTTCGACAACAAAGTGCATTTTATCTAAATCTAAAAGCTCTTTGGTACCGTTTCTCTTTGTAATGTATATATCTTTGCTCATGTTTCTCTCGTTTATTTTGTGTACAGAGGTATTTAGTTTTAGTCCCTACAAATGTAGGATCTTAGTGGCTAAATTTAATACCAGTGGACTTTCTATAGTATTTGTTTAATTGTACAGTCAGATGCTTCGTTGGACAAGAAAAAAATTTATTTTTCTTAGCCATTTCTAACTAAACTCCGTACTGAATGTCGAACGACAGAGACCCTGTAGCGCCTGTAGCAATTGGGTTCTTGTAAGACAGTACGATAGTGTCGGTTCCGCTATCTGTGTCGTTGTCACGCAGAGCAGCGGAAAATTCAAAACCCGTCATAAGTACACCACCTGTTGATGCTGTGCTTGTGTCGGAGTATTCGTAATTATCTGAAATTGATAACTTAGAGATATCATCACCGATCGTAATGTGAACTGAACCCCTACGAACATGGTTTGCAAGTCTTAGTGTGTAGTTGACTTTCATAAATGCGTTAAGTGCTGAAAACACTGCAACAGGTCTAAAACTGTCAGTTGTATAAATCTCTGAATAGTTCTTGTCAGTAAAACTAGTAAAGTCACTACCTTGCACTTCTGCAATGGCTGCTACAGTTTCTGTGTTCACAACACCTGCGTCTTGTTGTCTATCACTCGTACACTCACGGACTACGTTGTTTCTACTTTCACCAAACTCAACAATAGTTGAAGTTGGATTTGCAGATGATCCTGTGTTGTTACCACAACTTACAAAATCACATCTACTAATTTTTGTACCGTATCCATAGTTTGCATTGAATGCTTGTTTGGCAATCTCAGTAAAGTTACAATCATTAATGATCCAATTGTTACCTTGCCCTGTTACTCCGGCAATGTAAATTGATGTGTCATTAACATTAAAGTCACTGTTAGTGATTTCAACTTTAGTTGCTGTGTTTACTGTTTGGTTGCACTTTATACTGATGGAGTTATTTTTGAACTTACAATTTTTTATTTTAACATCGTCTACTTTAAGACCTGCTAAGTCGTTGTTCCATATTATTGATGCACTCTCTGTAGCATAGTTTGTGACTGGTGCACCTAAGCTATATTCTCCATCGAATATAATTCCGTCTAGCTCTATACCTTTAGCACCTGTAAGAACAAGTGCGCCTGACGAACGTTTAATAGTAAGGTTACTAATATGTATGTTCGTTGGTCTGTCGCTACTTGTAAACGATGCAAGTGAAGTTCCTTGTGAACTAATGAGCTGTATATTTCTTGTGTCTAATTTTAGTATTGCGCCGCCTGCTGTTTCACCTCTAATGATTGCGTTACTAGGAATATCAAGTTCACTAGTAAATAGATATTCACCATTAGGTACAGTTAATACTTTTTTAAAGTCAGGGTCTGCATTTCTAAATAATTGTGTAAAAGCATTTTCAAATGCTGTAACATTATCTGTTGAGCCGTCACCTACTGCTCCAAAGTCTGCAACACTAACTTCCATCTCATCAATCTTACCTAAGAGTGTACGTGATTGACTTTGTGTAATAGAAGGATTATCAGATGCAAATTTGTAACTAGATGCTAGTTCTAAAATGTTATCATGTTCGGTTAATACTTTTGTATTACCAACATATGGAGCACCTTCAGTAGTTGATCCGTTACCAATATACAGTTCCTGTGTATCTACTGCCCATGCTAATTCTGCTGAACTTAGTTGGGGTACACCACTAGAAGAGTTCTTTTTACCTCTTCTGATCTGAATTTTTGATATCTGAACTACAGCCACTTATTTGCTCCTGAAATTGTTATTAGTATTTATGTCAATCACTACTCAAGCCTTCAAATGCTTGATTCAATTTAGTTATCTGCCGCCTATGTAGTTTCTGTAATACTGCATAGTTACGGTCTACAATGTGCTGTATTTCGTCTTTATACTGCGGTATAAGCGTTAATAAACGCTCTGCTGCATCAATCGTAGCATCTACATCGTTTTCGTAATCTTCTTTAATAAAATTGTCAAATGTTTTAAATCCTTTTGAACGTAGACTATCCAGTGTTCCTTTTTCACCTTGTATAACAAACGGGCTTTTGTTTAGTATAGCCCTATATGTTTTTTCAGTAATAAATGTATTTGCTTTATAATCTTTGTGTTCCCATGTTTCACAAATGTAACTTACTTGAGAGTTTTCATACACGCTACAGTTTGTAGAATATCCTTGCGAGCTATCGCGGGTTTCAGGCGGAATAGGAACACCATCTACAGAACCCCAGTACTCTTTGATAGTTGGACACTTGCGTAAAGTTTTTTCACTGAGTTGATTTAATCTGCCTATCAATCCTGTTGTTTCTTTGTTAAGTAAATTTCTACCGTACAATTTTCTTATTGCTTTATCTCTATTATTTTTGTATACTCTACCTAGTAGCAAGTTTATATTAGGCTTACGTTCGCTAACAGGAGTTTTACATACAGGAGTTCCTAAACGCTCTCGCTCAACTGCTGATAGAGCAAAGAAGTCTATATACTCTATAGGATAAGATTGATACTCAAGTTCTCTTAGTTCTTGTGCTGAAGTGTTTAGCAATATCAAAGAAGGAAGTTTCTTAGTGAACTCTAAGGATTGCCAGATATCAGATGTAATGCCATTCTCATATGAGAAGTCATATACTATACAAGTTTTAAGATGTCTTCTTCTTCTGAGATTAATTAGTTTTTCTAAAAACTTCATTTGCTTTGGACCATACTTGTCTCTTAAAAGAAACACATACAATGGAGCAAGTGAACTCTGAAATTTACTATGATAGTTTTCTGGAGTAAGTTTATTATTCTGATCTAAAAAACCAGTCACAACATTTAGATTATGTTGTCCAGGATCAAAAAAATTAGCCTGATAAGGGAGGATCAAACGCTCCATGTACTATCCTTTTAGTGCGTAATATTCTTCTACTTTAGATAGCCATTTATCTTGATACTCATTCCAGTTATCTGGAGTAAGATCAAACTGTTGATATTGTAAGTCTCGACTACACATAAAGATATGTCCTTCCTTGATGTCAGTACCGTACACTTCGTTGTGTGCCATAGCGTATGCTACTAACTGTAGGTAGTAATCTTCAACCCACTCTGCTTTCTTAGGTTTATTAGTTTGCTTGTGGTCCATAATAGCAGGATTGCCTTTGTACACACCACACAGGTCAGTTGTGCCTGAATACAAACCTGGAAAGTATAATGCTTGTTCTATTGACCAAATCTCATCTACATGTTTTAGACCGTTCTCAATAATAACATCAGCCATTTTGTTTGCTTGTACATGCACAGGATTATTACCTGGCTGTCGCTTTTCGCCCACAACAAACCTTTCTAGGTTATTGTGCATTGCAGTACCAACACCGGCTGCTTCAGTTGTAATTCGTTTTGCGTTTTCTTCGCCTACCCTTTTACGCCATTCAATAAGATGTGTCATGTCCTTAGTTGAGCTAAGGATAGTTGTTACACTTGGTAACTTCTCATCATCTGGGGTTAGGTATACACGCTTACGTGTTGCAGGATCGTTAATTTGTTTAAGTGACTTATACTCAAATCGTTCAACAAATGGTGGTGGTGTAATCTCTACGGTTGCATCAGTCATACTGTATATAGTACTACCTTTCTGTTATTTTGTCAAGTGTGGATTATGTTTCTTGGGATAATTGCTGTGGCGCTGCACTTGCTGCTGTTTGATCAACAGCATCTTGGCTGCTTTGATCGCTCTGTGGAGATTTTGGATCAGCGTCTGGTGCACCTGGCACATCTAGTTCAATACCATCAGCATTGAAGTTTTTCACAAGACTTTGGATTGCAGGACTGCTATCGTAAATTGCTTTGAATGTTTCGTAATCTGCTGCAAGTTGAATTTTGTTTTTTAATGCTAAGTTTGAAAGTGCAGCCCAATTCATTTTAGCTGGAGACTTTTTCATTTCAGCACGACCAATAATGTTCTTTAACAAGATTACGTACTTGTCAATAGTTTCATCTGTTCCTGTGAATTCAAAGAACCTCATAGTTACACCTCTTGCTGTGCTTTTCTAAGTTCTCTAATCTGTGCTTCGAGCTCTTGAATTTTGTCTGCAAGTTCTTTTCTTTCTGCTGCTTGTGTTGCGGGATCTTTTTCTTGTTTTGCTAGAGCGTTTGCTACTGCACCTGTAGAGTCTTGTTTGAATGCTTTACCAACTTCAGGTTCGCCCATCATAGTTGCTGCTGTACCAACTGCGTTTGTAGTACCACGTGCTACTTTAGCAGCACCTCTACCTAAGGCAGCGGCACCTCTTGCGAGTGCAGGTACCAACTCGTCAAGTTCTTGATCATTTCTGACGAACTCAGACAGTTTCATAGTATTATCCTGCTAATGTCTTAAGTAAGTTTGACTCGTAGTTAATTGACTCACGCTTTTCACGGCCTGCTGTTTCCATTCCGCCTGCTGCTGGTTCTGCTGTTGCAAAATCATCAGTTGGCTCTTCAGCTGGTGCTTCAGCATCTACTGCTGGTGCTGCCATATCATCTGCTCCACCCTCTTCTGGTTCAGCACCTAACATTCCTGTTGCTGCTTCTTCACCAGTAAGTTGTCTAATAGAACTTGCTAATGTTTCACGTGTTGTCTTAAGATTTTCTAATGCTTGTTGGATTGCAGGGGCTGCGCCTTCAATAAATGCTTTTGATTGCTCTTGGCCCATTTCGTCTCTAATTGAATCGCCGAGTTGAAGAAGTGTTTCATTTTCCATTCCGGAAAGTTCTTCAATCCAACGTCCAACTCTGTCTACCATTGTTTTAGCAGTTACAATTGCACTTGCTTGTTGGATCTCACCTTCGTTTACTTTCATCTCATCTCCTGCTTCTTCGGTTGCTTCAGCTTGGGGAGCCACGTCTGCAACTTCTAAAGAATCAATTGCTGCTTCTTCACGTTCTAAAATCTCTGCATTGATAACATCAAGCATGGATTGTGCTGTCTGCAATGTGTCATCAGTCAAATCCTCATTAAACTTTGAATTTGATTTTGCATCATGGATTTGTGTACGTAACTTATTACGTGCATCTTCTAGTTTCGCTATATCAAATGCTTCAAGATTCAGCTTTTTGCCAAAAGTCTTGTGCATCGTCTCATTAAGTTGAGCAGCCTTTGTTCTAAATAATTCATTGTGTTTCATTGTCTACAATCCCCAAATGTTGTTATATGTATTTATTCAAAAGGCGGCCAAATGCTCTGCTTCCGACTTGGCATTTATTGCTCTAAATTTAGCATCTTCATACCTAGTCCACATAATTTCAGCTTTTAGCTCGTCTTTTGCGTTACAAGCCCTATGATATCTATCTAAAAATATATTACTATCCGTATAAAAACGGCTGTAATACAAGTCTGCTGCAAATAACTTGTCTTGTAATGCTTTATCCTTGTTCCATGCTAACAAGTTTGCTATACGTATTGCTACTGCATTCAAACTTATGTTCTCATATATTAATTTATCTCTTTTCAGTATATTCTTATATGGACCATCTGACTGTATTAGTACATCACCAACGTGAATACCCTTATCTGACTTGGAGGGCAGTATGGTTCCTTGGTCAAGAAACTGCTTGTAAGTTTTAGTTACTAGCTGTTCAAAACGTTTAGAAATATTAGTCATAAAAAAAAGGACCTTTCGTCCTCTGTATTTACAACTTAATTAGTTTGGTGGGTTACATCTTGAGCATAATAGTAACAACAACTGATAATACTGCTGCAATTATTGTACCTGCTGTTCCAATGATTACTTTGGTAAGGGACTTTTGGCCGTCCGTAATATCCTTATGGATATGTTCTACTTTGGTTTCTAAGTTACCGATGCGATTCTCTAGTGCCTCGTATCTTTCCTGACACAAGTCAACATGCGCTTCTAAGTTCTTCTTTTCTAGGCTAGTTGCCATTTAACATTCTCTCCGAATACCGTTAATCTTTAATTAACTCTCTAGGTATTGCCTTTTGAATGTGCCTTGTTATCTGTCCTATGCTTTTAGTGTTTGCCTTTTACTTTCAACAAAAGTATTTATCATTTTCCTCTAGAAGTTAGGGCTCTAATCATCTTTTTTATTAGCCCTAATTCTTCTTTTACTTCGCCTAAACCTGCTTCTGCTTTAGTAGTTTGCATGATCATATTTTTTATTACAAGCATGACCCATACCCACCACGTAAAGCATACTGATGACATTATAACTATGCCTATATATGCAAAATGATCTAGTTCTTCATATACGCCTAAAAGTGCCAGAAGAAAGCCCACAAACATAAAGAAGCTCGTTCCAAACATTATTATATTCCAATGGTGATCTTTCATACTATTATTTACTCGCTAGTTGGCTGAGGATTCAGTCTATACTTTATTGGCAGCACTAAGCCATATATTACAATCAGGCCCTGTAGTTATAAAACAATTCTTTTTAAAGTTAACATTGTTATTCAAGTTACCTATAATAGGTATACCTTTCAAGTCATCTTTAAGTAATCCTACTGGGTCGTCATCTTTTAAAAACACGTCTTCTCTTTCTACAAAAAATGACCAGTACCATTTGGTATCAATATCTTTGTACTCTACCATCACAGGCTCCTCGTCCCAAGTAACAAGTGCTCTAAGTTCAATGCCCTGTATCAGCGCATTAAAGTTGGATTGTTGAGCATGCCTTCTCGAGTCAGTATCAGCCCTGTCTGGATTGGTCTGAGTAATGTCTACGGTGGTTTCTAATTTGTATCTGATCATTACTCATATTTAGTAGCCATAAAAAAAGGGTGCCAGCGAACTGACACCCTTTCTATTAGTTTAAAAACTATTAGCCAGAAATTCCTGGGATTGTAGCTTCAATTGACATAGTAACACCAGTTGAACCAACACCATAGTTAGAACCAGCAGTCATTACGCCTGTTCCTTGTACAACTACGAATGCATCGTTAGTGTTTTTGTCTAAACCAACAACTGTGTTTGCGTCGTTAGTTCCTGAAACGTCACCAGCTTGGATGTAGTCTAAAGCTGCTTGGATTTCTGCATCTGTAATAGATGATTTAGCTAATTTGATAACTCTAGTTAAACCTGCAATACCGTTAGTATCACCGTTTGCTGGTAATTTGTTATCACCTAGTTCTGCAACACCTGTTCCGGCGTTGTTATAAGTTTGGAATACTGAGCTTCCATTTGATAGATCTGCCATAATATTATCTCCTCGATTATTAATGACCTCTCTCCGAGGCCGGCTTTTTTCTTACACTCTTATTTATCTTTTGGGTAAAAACTTATGGGTTTTGGGTGGATTTTTGACTAAAAACGCTTAATCTGCTCTAAAAGGCGTCCATCTATCACGTGGAACTAACTTGACTTTGTCTCTAGTCTTAACAAAGCCTTCGCCTCCGGGCTTGCCGCCTGTTGTAGCAACTACATCGCCTTCTGCTTTATCAAGCTCTGCAATTACTTCATTCTTGGCTTTCATAAGCTCTGTAATCAAATAAAAGATATTTGAAGCAGTTTGCTTACTACTGTCTATAATACTTATAATCTTTTGCTGTTTATTGGCGGAAACCTTTGAATTTTGAAGCCAATTGAGGAAACTTTCTACTTTCAGGTCATCTAGTTTCTTAGCTCTACTCATTTGATTAACAAATGTATACATGATGTCGCTGATATCACTTAGTCCAGGACGCTTCTCAAAAAACTTAGCAATGTTTGCTTGTTCTGTATTTGCTACCTTTTCTATGTTACCTAAGTTATCTGCATTTACTGGTGGTGCTTTGCTTACGTACTGTTGTCCTAGCACTAAAAGATCTGTTGTACCATTAAATTGTTTTACATCTTCTATTGGTGTTCCTGACTTATCGCCAAAGTATTCGTATGCAGAGTGTGCTGCAACACCAACTTTACTTTTGCCTATTTTACGTCCAATGTCGCTTTGTGCTTTAACATTGTAAGTAGTTTGATTAGGAGTAAAACTAATTGAGCCGTCACTACCTTGATATGGTTTGCCTGGATGGTATAGTAAGTCTCCATACATGTAACCTCTAAAGTCTGGTGGTGTTGCTGCTTCAAATATTGGCCATAGGCTAGCCATATCTTTTGCAAACTTAGGTCTCCAGTCTTCGCCCTTTCCTCTGCTGTTAATAAACTTTTCTAATTCATCTGCTGAGTTGGACTTGCCTTCTTCCTTACCCCAATTGTTTTTACCAACTAATCTAAACTGTCCGTCATCCTCACGTCCCCAGTACACTGTTGGGTTGCCGTCCCATTTAACTGCAACATCACTTGCGTCCTGTTCCATGCTTTTAAGGATTTCAACTGCACGTTTGGCACCGTCACTAGGATTGGTAAACACTAGGTCTTCTAAGTGATTAAACTCTCTACCTACTGCTTCTGTTAATACTGCTTCTGTTAAAAACTCAAAAGCTCTCATTTCTTAATCCTTTGTAATAGTTCATCTTTTGTAAGTTTAAACCTACTGTTCTTCCAGTCTGCTTTTAGAGTATTTAGTGCATTTCCTATCTCTGGTCCAGGTTTCATTCCTGTGCGTATTAAGTCCTGCCCGTCTACAGGAAATGCAGGAATGTCTGAGTCTATATCTAAATTGCCCTTACCTTGCATTTTTGCTAGTGATGTAATTAAATTACGGCTTATACCGTCAGCTAACATATCTTCTACTTTGTTTTGATCAAGTGTGTTGTCTTTGTGTGTAACTAGAAACTTAATTGTTTGTGCTTCTGGATTAGACATCTTCCAACGACTTGCAATATCTCCTTCGTTACCTAATTGTACTAATGCTATCAACGGATCTTTTGTATCCTTTACTGCATTTACATTGTTTACTTTTAATCCTATAGCGTTGGCTACACCTGTTTTGCTCATTGCTGTTAAAGTATCTACAACATTTTGTCCTGTAAGTAGTTTAGATACTTCTTGCCAAACACGTTCTACACTTATTTTTTTCAATCCACTTGCAGTATTTTTAATAGCAGCAAGTGTATCTTTATCAAAACTTGGTTTGTCTAATCTACTTTGAAATCTAAAATATCTAAGAATACGTAGGTAGTCTTCTTTAATTCTTTCTTCAGGATCTCCAACAAACTTTGAAACTTTATTTTGTAAATCGTCCATGCCATTATAGTAATCATGAACTTCACCGTCCATGCTCATACTCATAGCATTGTAAGTTAAATCTCTGCGCTTTGCGTCTTGTTCCCACGAACGTACAAATTCAACATCAGCATGTCTGCCATCTGTTTCTTTATCTGCTCTTAGTGTGGTAATCTCGTATGGCTCGTTGTTATACACGGCTGTGATAGTTCCGTGTTCGACTCCTGTTGGTACGACTTTTATTTTAGACTTTTCTAAAAACTTTGTCATTTCATCTGGAGTAGCGTCGGTAGCAAAGTCAATGTCTTTAGGTTGTTTACCTAGTACAACATCTCTAACTGCTCCGCCAACAAGTCTAAGTTCATGCCCGTGTTTTTTAAACAAATTACCTAAAAATTTTATGTCTTTGGTAATTATGTCTTTGTGCTTTTTATCTTCTATTAAGAATTCAAAAGCTCTCATTTTTTCTTCTTCTTAGTCTTGTCTACGTATGTTGCATGTGGCACGTTTAAATCCTTCTTGCCATACACGGGTCCTACTTTATGCATCTTTGAAAGTTTGTCAGCTATAGAATAGCGTATGTCTACAACCTCGCTTATTCTCATTTTACAATATCTATCATCTTACGCATCCAAGCATTGTGATCCGCTTGATACGTTTCGACTTGTTTATTGTCCGGTAATTCTAAACCGTCTCTTGCGAAAGACTCTACAGCGTCAGCAACAAGTTCATCGTAGTTTGGTAACTTCTTAATGTAGTTAACAATCGACTCTACTGATTCTAGTGTTGATGGTGTTGCTGTCTGTCCTAACAGGACCTTAGCGATCTGGTTTGGATCTTGCGATACCAGTTCGTTGGTTTCTCTGTCTTTGAGACCTTCATTTGCTGACCATTTCATACCCTTGGTTTTTGCTATGCTGGAAAGTAAGATGTGTCGATGCATACCTTTATAAGGTGAGTTTGGTCCACTTCCCTGCAGGCTGAACTTCATCCAATCTGGATCACCAAACATAAAGTCTGTTTGCACAAAGCCGTTTGAATCATCCCCTTTGATCGGAGTTTTAAAGTGTACGTTGATGCCTGACTTACGTATCCACTCTTTTGCGTTTGCCTCACCTCCGATATTCTTCTGTACCCAAGCAAGAAGTTTACCTTCTAAGTCTGCTTTTGTAGTACTCGAAACATCGACTGCAAGATCTAAATCGCCACTGGTATCTTTCTTACCAGTTGTACCTAACATATTGTCTGTTAGTTCTAGGTCTGTAATTCCTTCTAACCATTGAACAGTTGGCAGCACATCGCTCTTAGCAACTCTTACAGTTGCTGGCTTGCCCTCTGCGTCCTTAAATATGTTACCGCCTTCAAAAAGTAGTGTCATGTTAGCGTTCTCGTTTCTTTGATTCAACGACTCGTTTGATGCCTCTATCGAATTTAGAAGCATCCGCGCCTTTTATAGAATTAATAAATCTTCGCTCTAGCTCTATCGCTGTAGTTTGATCGTAATGCTTGTGCATAGATTCTATTAAATTAATAGCTGAGTTGATAATATTGGTTGCACGACTTTGGATCAGAGATTCTGTATCTCTACGATCTGCAATTTCATTTAATTCTTGTAAAATCGACCTTGTTTTAATTTTCATCGTGTTATCCTATATATTACTAACTGTATTTACCCTTTTATGTAACAAATTATACAACATTGATTCACTCATGTCAAGAACATTGATGTGCCAACTTATTTGCAGTCGACTGTTGCAAAAATAGCATGACAGTCTTGCATGAAAATCCGCTCTATTTAGGGCAGTAATACTGTACTATTATATAAATACAGGTGACAAAGACGCAGGGAGACGATCGGAACCCTCAAAGTTGTCAGAATATACATACAGACACTGGGATAGACCAGGGCATTGTCCATGCCTTACAAGTGATTGACGGCTGCCAAAGGCAGTTGCACCGCCGGGGAAGTTCCGGGGTATTGCTTTCCTCAAGCATCCACAAAACTTAATCAAGGAGAAACAAAATGGCTAAAATGCTATTCAATGGCCTTGTGAGTTTGCTTGGATCCTTTCGTAGTAGCAGTCCTACTACGTTTGAAAAAGAGATGCTCACTTACGCCAAAACTGAGTATGGAAAAGACTGGAGGTTCGCCTACCAGTATATGTTAACCCACGAAGGACGTGGCCCTAAGATGGGGGTACATATCTAATGACACAAGCGATTATGACAGTATCACACTTACTGCAAGATGCTTTAGAAGGGCTTGTGGATTTAGTTAGACAATGGAGACGCAACAGAGCCCGCAAGGCTATGATTGCAACAACTCGTAGAGAATTACGTAACCTTACAGACCATGAACTAAAAGATTTAGGAATTGGCCGTAGCGATATCGAAAGTATTGCTAGAGGCACATTCCAAGATAATAGAATGGCTGCAAAGACAAATCAGAATTTAAGAGGTTGGGTATAATGACTGCGATTGAATTTAAACAAACTACATGGAACTTCACATGTAAAGCATGTACTGTAATTCGTAACGCTTTGTTTACGTTATGGGTAGGTACAATTGCTTTCGGTGAAACAGCAGGTCGTTCTAGAGCTGCTAATGAACTTGCTCGTATGGGATACTACGATCAGGCTAAAAAACTAATGACGGAGAGAAGTGATGTTGATGCTAAGAAAACTGTATAACAATTTAGAAATTGCTGGATACGGTAGAGCAGCAAACTTAATGCGTCTGCAAGGAAGACCGGATCTATCAGAAGGCTTGCTTAAAGAACAACATCGACTACAAACTGTCAAACGAAAAGCAATCGCAAGATTGGAAAGAGTAAGGAAAGCTAAAGCAAACTATGAGCCAGGCGATCATTACTTTAGAGGTAAGACTGTAGCATTTTGGAAAGGACATGCATAATGTGGCCGTACACCGAAGACGAAGCTGAATGGATAAATGGAAAGTGATGTAAGGGCGACGGCTCAAGCACAGGCTGAGAAAGCGTTTGCTAATTTCATACTGTGGTCGAAACGTACAACTTATGCCGCTATTGCATTTTTATTAATTGTTGCTAGTTGTAACTTTGGAGTTGAAGATAAAACATATCCAGGTTATAATGGTGAACAATATAATCCATCGAATTTGAAAGTCAAATAAAAAATGACAGAGCTGTCCGCCAAGACGGCTCTGTCATAACATTACTAAGTGTTATAGATTTTACTTGCGATTGTATATATGATATAACACCCAAACAGCAACTAGTCCAACTAAGCCCTGTGCAGATAACGCTGTTATCATTCCAGTAATATTGTCTACTACGCTGATGTTTGGCCAGAACGGAATGTTCTGCCCGTTGAATAAGACTTCAAGCACAATGCCTAAAGCGATGAATGAAACACCTACTTCAGTAATTGCAGAGGCCCAGCCTTTTACTTTGTTTAAGATTTCCATGTTGGTTATCTCCTTTTGTTTCCCAACTTCACTCAAGCGTTGAAGTCAGTGTAATATTTAGGTAACAGTTTCTAAGAGTAAAAATAGCATAAATGGTTTGCGGCGCCTACAAACACGATCCTTTGGCAAAGAAAAATTATTAACTACGTTGACAATGATAAATAATAGTGTTACATTACTAATGTAGCATAACACACAAACACACAAAGGAGAAAGAAATGTCACTCGACAAAATCAAGGACGCACTGCCTAAAGTGCAATTCAATAAGAATGGTTACGAAATCCGCACAGAAGTTTTAGATATGGCTAAAGCATTCACAGAGTTTGAATATTCAAATAAGTGGATTGGCTTTGAAACATCTGCAAAACGAGATGAAAAGACTGGTCAAATTATCAACAAAGTTGATATGCCAGACATTCCAGGCACTAAAGAAGTTTTAGAAACAGCCGAGGAGTTCTACAAGTTCGTAACAGGGACATCAAAATAGAATAGTAATGCACATAATAGTTTCCTAATAGCAGGATGAAGATTATATATAGAACGGCATAGCCTCAGATAATAGGAACATTACATTTAAATTGGAGAAAGGGTAGCCAGGTTGCTACCTTTTCTTTTGAGTGCAACTTAAATACTGCCATGAACACAATGTATACTGAATGGTTTGCAAATCTTGCGCAAATCATAGAAGATAACATAAATGAAGTAGAAGCACGATTTACACCCAACAATCCTATTAAAATGGAAGAAGGTGGACATTCTAGCAGAGAAGGCTGGACTCAAACACACAAAGTTATACGTGGAAATGTATTTGAAAAAGGTACAGTAAATTACTCTTGCGTAACAGGAGAGTTTGATCCTAAATTCGCAAAAGAGATTCCTGGCACAACTGACGATAATAGACAGTATTATGCCACAGGTATAAGTGTAGTATTACACCCTACTAATCCTTGGGTGCCTGCGATGCACTTTAATACAAGATATCTTAAAACACATGAGAAAGAATGGTTTGGTGGGGGTATGGATTTAACACCTTGCTTGGATAACGAAACATTTAAGATTAGATATCATAAAGACCTTAAAAAGATTTGTGACACATATGATGCAACTTGGTACGATAAGTTTAGTAAAGCATGTGATGAATACTTTTACTTGCCTCATAGAAAAGAAACAAGAGGTATAGGAGGATTGTTCTTTGAGTATTACGATCCTAAAGATATGGACTTTGAATTTGTAATGCGTTTAGGTACTGGATTTGCAGATGTTGTTAGAACAACTGCAATTAATTACATGAACAACAACTATACTGATGAACATAAAAATATACAAAAAATCAAACGTGGGCGATATGTAGAGTTTAACTTATTATATGATAGAGGAACTAAGTTTGGTTTTAAAACAGGCGGCAACATGGAAGCAATATTAATGAGCTTACCGCCAGATGTGAGTTGGCCGTGAACGTTGGGATAGGTGCATTGACTGCGGCTATCTTAGCATTCATTGCTTGGATTATAAAGAAGGTTAGAAAATGAAAATAGGTGTCAGAGGAAGTAAACTAGCATTGGAGTATGCAAGTAGGGCAGCAGCTCTAATTAACAATGCTGAGATAGTTACAGTAACAACTGAAGCAGAAATAAATCCAGACACTCCTATATTAGAAATGGGTGGCAAAGGAGTATTCTGTAAAGCCATCGAACAAAAATTAATAGACAAAGAAATTGATATTGCTGTTCACAGTTTAAAAGACTTAACAAGAGATTCAGATGATGTACTTGAGATATCAGCAGTATTAAAACGTAATGATCCTAGAGATTGTGTAATTGGTAATCCTGATAAGCCAGGAGCAAAAATAGGAACAGGTAGTCCTCGTAGAATTGCACAACTAAAAAAATTATATCCACAAGCAGAAATTGTTCCTATTAGAGGAAACATTGATACACGTATTTCTAAAGTAGAAAGCGGACAGTATGATGCTATTTTACTTGCTGTTGCAGGTCTTGAAGCATTAGGGTTACAAGATAAGATAACAAAAACGTTTACCATTAGAGAAATGTTTCCTGCTGTTGGGCAAGGAGTTATTGCATTACAAACAAGAAAGAAAAGTTCTGCAAGTAATTTATTATCTACATCTTCGCACCCAGACACATATAAATGTGCAATGGCTGAACGCAAGATGCTAGAAGTTATAAACGGCGACTGCCATACTGCTGTTGGTTGCATATCTAGTATTGTTGGCGACTACTTAATGATGGAAGCTCACAACTTCGAAACTGATAAGTATAGTGAAGTAATTGGTAAGAAAGAAAACTATATCGAATTAGGTGAGCAACTAGGAACAAAACTTATATGAATGAAAAATTTACGAATGCCTGTAATAGGGTAGAACAGTCTTGTCCTCCGATATGGATGATGAGGCAAGCAGGAAGATATCAAAAACCATACATGGATATGAAACAAAGTTTCACGTTTGAGCAAATGTGTAAACTTCCAAGGGTTGCTGCTGATGTAGCAATGCTTCCTATTGATCAGTTTGATTTTGATATTGCAATCCTTTTCAGTGATATACTATTTCCTATTGAAGGCTTAGGTGTGCCATTAAAGTTTGCACCAGGTCCACAATTTGATTATTATATTGATGAGGAAAACTATAAAGAACATAAAGATATTTCACGTGCAGTAGAACACATGGATTTTCAAAGGGTGGCTGTTGCTGCAACTAGAGAGAAACTACACAAATCAAAAAGCCTAATAGGCTTTGTTGGTGGGCCATGGACTTTGCTAAACTATGCTACAGGTAAAAAGCCTAACATGGATTTGAAATGGAAGGCAGCGTATATGGAAGAAGTTATTGTTCCTGTGTTAACTAGAAACATAAACTTACAACTAGAAGCAGGTGCAGAGAAAGTTATGATACTTGATAGTGGTGTAGGTAACATGAGCGAAGCATTCTTTAAAACACACTACGTTAATATACTACAACCATTAATACAAACTGATACAGGTTATTACACACAACATCTAAATCACAAATGCTTACCTACTCTTTATAGAATGGGTTGGGCAGGTATAGGTATTGACAGCACAGTTGATATACAAAGAACATTTAAAAAATACCAAGACGGCTTCATTCAAGGTAACTTTGATGAGAAGTTAATGATGACTCCAAAATCTTATGTAAAAGAAGAAATTAGTCAGTGGCTAGATGAAATGGAGCATATTGATAGAACTGGTTGGATATGTGGACTAGGACACGGTATACATAAAGAAACACCAGAAGAGAATGTAAAACTTTTTGTAGATATGGTTAGGGAACGTTTTGAATGAAACTAATACAACCTTACTTTATTAATAATCAAAGCAACGGAGATGATTGGGTACTTGCATCCAAGCAATGTGTTCTTGGTAATGACAATCACCCGTGGTCTGTTAAAGGTGCAGTAGATACTATTGGAAGAGATATTGCTTTAGGTGTCAAAGACATTTTAATATTTGTAATGCCTGATAGAGTAGACTTACCTGATTGGGATCTAAACAAACGTGTTGTTAGTGAAATCAAAGCAGCACACGGAGATAAAGTAAACCTGCATGTTGATATATGTTTATGTTCTACTACGCTAGACGGGCATTGTTGCTATCCTGAGGATACAAATAAAACAGATGAGCAACTGTTTAATCAAGCACAGATTGTACATGATGCCGGAGCAGATGTTTTAGCACCTAGTGACTGCCAAGATAATACTGTAAAGAATATTAAAGAACATATTAACAAAGTAAATGTAATGAGCTATTCAACTAAGTTTAGATCACAATTCTATGATGGCTTTAGACAAACTATTGGAGTTGAAAAAGGTATACATAGAAGTTATCAATTAGATGTAAACGATAGAGAACTTGCTATTGCTAGAAGTGTAAAGTATTTTAATGATGGTGCTAACAGTTTAATGGTTAAGCCTGGCATGACTAGCATTGATCTTATTATGCCTATTAAAGAAGCAACTAAGTATCAAGCACCTGTCGGAGTATATCAAACAAGCGGCGAATACATAGGCTTACAACGAAACACTTGGTTAGTTCCAGAACTACTAAAAGAAACACATGATGTTTTTAAACGTGCTGGTGCTGACTTTATGATTACTTACGGTGCTAGGGAATTATACAAACAGGCTGCTAACTGATTCTTCGTTAGTTATTCTACGCATTGCTTCACCAAACAAAGGTGCTACACTTACCTGACGTGTTTTCTTACAGTTCTTAGGACAACGATTTGAAATAGTATCTGTAACAACTAATTCATCAAGCACACTCTTTTCAATCTTCTGACATGCTTCACCTGATAGTACACCATGCGTGATGTATGCACGTACACTAAGAGCACCTGCATCCATAATTGCTTTGGCTGCGTTGCAAAGTGTTCCGCCACTATCAATAATGTCGTCTACTAGAATAGCATGACGACCTTTAACATCTCCAATCAAATTCATTACTTCTGACTTACCTGCTTCAGGACGCATTTTATCTACAATAGCAATGTCACCTGTAAACATATCAGCAAACTTACGAGCTCTTACTGCACCACCTGCATCTGGAGATACAAATACTGTGCCTGCTTGATTAACTTCTGGGTCATCAATAATACCAATACTACGTCTGATGTCTTTTGCAAATATTACACGACTTGTTAAATCATCTACAGGAATATCAAAGAAGCCCTGTATCTGTCCTGCGTGTAAATCCATAGTTAAGATTCTATCTGCACCAGATGTTGTTAATAGGTTAGCAACTAGTTTTGCTGTAATAGGAGTACGACTAGCACTCTTACGATCCTGTCTAGCATAACCATAGTAAGGAATAACTGCTGTAATACGACTAGCACTTGATCTACGTGCCGCATCAATCATTACCATTAGTTCCATAAGACTGTCGTTGACAGGTTGGCTTGTGCTTTGGATAATAAAAACGTCTTCTCCTCTAACGTTTTCTAAAAACTCTACGCTAGATTCTCCGTCTGCAAATGTTGTAACTTTGGCTGGGACAAGATCACTAAAACAATGTTCGGCGATCTCTTGTGCTAATTTAGGATTAGCATTTCCGGTAATGATTTTCATTTTCAAATGTAGTCCTTCCTTGATATTATACTTATATAATATTATAAAAATGTCTCTGTGTCAAGAAAAAAGCAGTGCTGTCGAACACTGCTCTATCCATTCTAGTATCCGTTTGGTACAATAACATAGTGTATCATTAACACTACACCTACTGATGCACCTAGTCCTATCATCATTTTAATGAAGTCTTTGGTAATCAACGGAAACACTGTTTTGAACTTTTCCTTGCCAGTCATTGTAGCCATAGCAAGTTCACGTCCACATAACAATCCTACAAACACCCACGTTGTAGACATTGGTATATCGTTTAGTTCTTTGAAGAACAAAAGTATAAGAAAGTATACTGCATCAATTATTGTAGCACTACGAACATATCTTGTGTTGTGCTTTTCAATAATAATATTTTGTATCTTACCTCCACCCTCTTTAAACATAAAGCCTAAGCCTACAATAAACACAAGTGAAATCATTATCATTAGATCCCAAGGTATCTGTCTAGGTAGGAACACGGCAATGTTTGCCATGTCATGGCTTAGCCAAGTGAACCATAAGAAGCCTGTGGTTACCCACTGTCCTATTCTCCACCATCGTTTATGTTCTTCTTTGACTGGGTTTGCTTCGTTTAGGATTTTAGTTACTCCTATCCAAATAACATATGCCGCGACTGCTGCCACCGCATACCCCATCATGCTTTTAACAAGCATCTTCTCTAGCACAAATGTACTAGCGAATGCACTTAATACTAAAAAAGAAGTACTAACTGGTACTCCTATCCTTGTAAGTATTAATAGTAGTCCTGGTGCCATTGCATGGTACCATTGTATCTCTTGGAACGGTATTTTGTTTAGTCGTCCGTAACTGATGTCGCCACCGTTAGTGTACCAACCATACCAGAGTGTATACAGTAGAACAGTCGAAGCCGCTCCCCACATAACTTTCCAATTGAATTTGTCGTTGTTTGATGCGATCCAAGTGCCTAACGTTTGTACTGAATCATTTGCAATAACTGCGTAACCTGCGAATAGGAAACCTACAGCCATCCATAGGGTGAGTGCGTCCATTTATTATCTCTTTCCAAGCATTGTTCGACTTTATTTATAGAGTAACATCAGATGTGTACGATGTCAAGGCAAAAAGGGGCCGTTTCCGACCCCCCAAGTGATTATGCAAATGTTTTTGCTATTTCTCTTTCTGCTTCGGTTGCAAAGTTTTTATCCCAATTGTCTAAATGCTTTTTCATAAAGCGATCAAACACGGGAGGTATCAATGCTAACGCAAAGAGTGTAAAGTAACCTACACCTGTGTTAGGTGCACCTACTTCATCTAGTTCCCAGAAGTGTGTCTCACCTCTGTCATGATGATCAGCCTGGCGACCAATCTCAATGAAGAACCAGCTTGTGAATAATGTTGAGTTATCCCAGGAATGTCTATAGTCTATTGGCTCGCTTTTAACACGAATCAAACCATAGTGTTCTAGATAGTTAAGTGCTTCAAGTTCGAAGTTTGATATTAACCAAACAAGTCCGATACATGCAACTCCTAACCAACCACCTGCATAAAAGAATAATGCAAGTGTAGGTACACTCATCATGTAACCTCTTATCCATCTATTACCTACGGATAAGAAAGGTTTACCTAAACGTTTCAATCTACCTTTCTCCATTTCAAACAGGAACTTAGATTGTCCTAAGTGTGATTTGATAAAGTGTGAATATAGATCACGTCCACGAGGTGCAGTTGCAGGATCATCTTCACTTGCTAGTTCCAAGTGATGATTGTACACATGAGCATAACAGAAATGTGCTGAACCTGATAGTCCCATCATCCAACGACTTATTACAAATGCAATGCCTTTGGTGTGAGATAGTTCATGCCCATAGATTATACCTATGCCTGCAAATATACCTGTTGAAAGTGTAG